TATATTATTAATGCTATGCATATTTCTGGCGACGCTTATTTATTAAAACAAAAAAATAATGCTGGACAATTAGTTGCTTTATATCCATTAATGCCAGAACAAGTTACTCCTAAAGGTAATGACAATGAACTAATTACACATTACGAATATGAAACTAAATCCAACAAGATAATGGTAATGCCAGAGGATATGGTACATATCAGATTAGGACTAGACCAAACAAATCACAGAAAAGGTTTTGCACCAATACAAACAGTATTAAGAGAAATTTATGGCGACGAGGCTGCTGGACAAATGGCTACTGCATTATTAGCTAACTCTGGTGTTCCTAATGTCTTAATTACACCAAAAGATGATTACGGACCAACACAAGAGGAGGCTGAACAGATACAAAAGACCTATAGAGAAAAAGTTGGTGGTAAAAACAGAGGTATGCCTTTAGTGCTTAGTGGACAAATGGAAGTAACAAAAATGGCTTTTAGTCCTACTGAACTGGATATAGGAACTTTAAGACGAGTACCAGAGGAAAGAATATCTGCGGTATTAGGTGTTCCTGCAATATTAGCTGGATTAGGTGCTGGTTTGGATAGAGCTACTTATTCCAACGCTAAAGAACTAAGAGAATTTTTTACAGAAAACAAATTAATTCCATTATGGAAACAAGTTGCACAAGAATTAACACAACAAGTTTTATTAACTGATTATGAAGAAAATTCTAATGATTATGCTATTTATGATTATTCAGAGGTAAGAGCATTACAACAAGATATGGACGCACAATACAATAGATTAAATACTGGTGTTCAAGGTGGTTGGATTACTATTGCTGAGGCTAGAGAAAGTGTTGGACTTCCTGTTGATGAAAGCCAGAATGTATATCTAGTGGACGCTAAGAAAGTAGTAATTCCTGTTAATGATTTATCCAACGCAACAGTAGAGGAACAACCAGATACAGACGCTACAAGTAATACAGTTGAATATGATGAGGAAATTGAAACAGAGGACGATTTAAAATCTTACGAATATAAGGTTGTAAAGGAAATAGACGGCGAATATTGTGTAATCGCAGAGGATAGTGGAAAGAATATGGGTTGCTATCCAACTAGAGAATTAGCACAAGCTAGGTTAGAACAAATAAGTAGATTTGCCGATAATCAAAAGGTTGCATTAGATAAAGATATTTTTACTACTCAAGAGGAGGCAGAGAAAAGAGCTGAACAGATTGGTTGTGTAGGAACACATACATTAGACCAAGACGGAAATACAGTTTATATGCCGTGCAAAACACATGATGAATATGAAAATATAGTTAATGGAACAGAAACAGATTAGTGATAGAGTTAAAGAGGCTCTAAAGAAAAAAGTACAAGAACATAACGAAAAATATGGTAATGACGCTAGGCGTAAAGTTACTATAGGAATGCTAACACAAGTCTTTAGGCGTGGTGTTGGTGCATACAATACAAATCCAAGTTCAGTAAGACCAAATGTAAATAATGCAGACCAATGGGCTATGGGTAGAGTTAATGCTTTCTTATATGCAGTTAGGAATTTTAGATTTCGTAGTGGTAAATTTGATTTAGATTTATTACCAAGTTCACACCCTATGTCAAGCAAGAAAGAATATACAAAAGGCTTATATGATGATTTAGACTTTACAATTCCAAAAGGTGCTAAAGAAGAGGCTAAAAGAGGACTTGAATGGCGTAAGGAATATGGTAGAGGTGGAACAAGTGTTGGTTTAAATTCTGCTAGATATATTTTAAACAACACAAAAGCAGGACCAGAAAAGGTAAGACATATAGCTAAATATTTTCCTAGACACGAAAGTGATAAGCGTTCAGAGGGATATAGACCTGGCGAAAAAGGTTATCCAAGTAATGGTAGGATAGCTTGGGCATTATGGGGTGGTAATGCTGGTCGTGATTGGTCTAATAAGTTAGTTAGAGCTATGAATAAAAGAGATGAAAAAGCACAATCAGCATTTGAATTAATTAAGCGTAGAAATATTTTAAGAGAGAATGATTGGGAGTATAGAACTAAAAGATTTAGGAACGAGGAAACCAAAGATATTCTTTATAAGGAACACGATAAACTTTTAACACAATGGGAAAAAGCAATTAAGGAATTGTATTTTGACTTATTACAGACACAAGACCTAAAGATATTTAATTTATTAAAACAATATCAAGTTACACAGGTTGGCGTAAATGGAATTATTAATTCTGCAATAGATGAAAATACAAAACTATGGAGTGCTGATGTTTTTGATTATTATGTTTCATTGGCTAATGACTTTGCTTTTTACCAAATAGATTTATTGTTACCTAATAAAAAAGAAATGCCTTATTCAATACCTTACAAGACCAAAGAAACTAGAAAACAAATTATTGAACAAGGTTTCTTTTATCGCTTGGTATCACTAGAGGATTTTCCTATTCAAAAACTTAGTGATAATGCAGAAGTAAAAGCAATTATAGCTAGTTTGGTAGATGACTTATTACCTAAGTTAGCTAACACAAGTAAAAATAGATTTCAAAAACAATTTGCTAAAGCCTTAGAGGAGGCTATTGAATTTGGTTATACAGGAACTAGATTAAATAATTATGTTGCTAATGAAGTGAAGAAAAATTTAGCTAAATTAAACCTTACAAGAGCTTTAACTATTTCAAATACTGAAAGTAATAAAATTGCAAATTTAGGTAGGCAAGTTGGTGCAAAATCTACTAATCTTGTTTATACTAAAGAATGGATTAGCCAAAGAGACGGTAAAGTCCGAGACGCACACATAAGTCTGGACGGAACTGAAATAAATGAAAATGATTTATTTGAATACAATGGATATAAACTTGATTATCCTGGCGATAGCTCTCTTGGTGCTACTCCAGATTTAACGGTAAATTGTAGGTGTTTTTTAAACTACCACGAAAAAAGGATATGAGTTGAAAGAATTTAAAGATAAAGACTTACTATCGTTTAATGATGTTGACGGAACAGTAAGCGCAGTATTTAGTAAATTTAATGAAATTGATAGCGATAATGATGTAGTCTTACCAAACGCTATTAAAAGTGGCTATGGCGACAAAGGTGTTGTTATGTGTTGGGGACATGATTGGAAACACATTATTGGTAAAGGCAAAATAGAACAAGACGGCGAACAAGCAATTTTTAAAGGTCAATTTAATTTAAACACTAATGCTGGTAAAGAGGCTTATGAAACAGTAAAAGCTATGAGTGATTTACAACAATGGTCATTTGGCTTTGAGGTTAAAGATAGCGAAATGGGTATGTTTAAAAAAGATAATGGCGAAGAAAAAGAAGTTCGCTATTTAAAAGATGTAAAAGTATGGGAAGTTAGTCCAGTTATGGTTGGTGCTAATCAAAACACATACACAGTTTCAATTAAAGAACAAAAAGAAAATGATGAAGAAATTGAAACAGAAACAAAAGATACAGGATTAAGATTTGCTGACGAGGTAGACAATTTGCTTATCAAAATGGTTACTTTGTTACAAAGAGCTAAGGAGCTTACTGCCTTACGCTTGGGCAAAGACAAAACACTATCTGATAGTTCAGTAGAGGAAATGGAAAAATTAAAGGACGCATTAAGTGATATGCACCAAGATATTGACACATTACTTCGTGTTGGCTCAGATAGTTACGAACAAGTAGAAGTAATAGATGAGGAATATGATGTTAATGAATTATTTCGTGAAACAAGTAATTTATTAGCTGAAACCTTAGATATAGGAGATAACGATATAAATGAGTAAAGATAGCGTATCAAAACTTCACAACTTAAGAGAGGAACTTGCTAAGTTCGCTGGTGAAAAAGACTTTTCAGAATTTACACCAGAGGATAAAGAAAAGTGGGCTCAAATGAACTCTGACGCTAAAACATTAGCTGATGAAATTAGAGAACAACAAATCTATGAAAAGCAAGTAAAGGAAATCCAAGTGGAAGTGGAAAAAGGAAATGAAGTACAAGCATTACCTATCCACGAAGAAAAGGCAAACAAGCCAACCACACTTGGCGACGAAGTAAGAAACTCAAGAGCATTTAAAGCTTTTATGGACGAAGGACAACTTAACATTTCATCTGAAATTAAGTACAATCCTATCCTTGAAAGCAAAACACTTGTTGATGAGGGAACTGCTTATCCTCCGTCAGTTGTTAGAAGTGATTTGATTTATCCAACTGCACTTAGAAATCCTAATGCAGTTATAGATTTGTTTTCGGTTATACCGACAACACAATATCAATATAAATATCTAGAGGAAACCACATTTACAAACAACGCCGCAGAGGCCGCTGAGGCAGCTGTATTTGGCGAGAGTGCTTTGGCATTTACTGAACAAACAGAAAACATCAGAAAATTTGGTGTTTCTATTCCAGTAACCGAAGAACTTTTGTCTGATGTTGCTAGTGTAAATGGTTACCTAGATAGTAGATTAAAAACAATGTTACAGTTGAGACTTGATAGCCAACTCCTTAACGGAAATGGTACAGCTCCAAACATCAGAGGTATCTTAAATAAGTCTGGAATTAATACATTTAACTTCAGTTCTTATGCAGGTAACTTAGGTAGAATTGGACAACTTTATCAAGCAATTACTGAAATTAGAAAAGACGCTTTCCTAGAGCCAGACGCAATATTAATGCACCCTAGCGATTGGAATGATGTCGTAACCGCAGTGTCAGCTGATTTTGCTGGCGACGCTGCTGCTGGATATACAGAAAAATCACCACTTTTTGTTGGTGCTGGTATGTTCGGTAATGGTGTTACACCTAGCATTTGGGGAGTAAGGGTTGTTCCTACTACTGCAATTGCTACTGGAACAGTATTGGTTGGAGTTTTTGGTGGAGGCTTAGCTTCACATATCATCTCAAGAGAAGGTATGGAAGTAGCTATGTCCGATAGCCATGATGACTTCTTCACAAAAGATAAAGTAATGATGAAAGCAAGTATGCGTTTAGGTTTCGCAATCTATCGTGCAACAGCTTTCTGTTCAATTACAAACTTTTAATTAAGTTATGGTATTGTTTTCGCACTCATCTTATTCGTTGGGTGCGAAACAAACCGAGAGGAAAAAAATGAAATTATCAAAAGATTTATATGAAAAAGACGGCGAATATGTATTATCTGACGGACACCCAAAAAAATGGGGTGGACAAGGTTGTCATTTAGTAGGTAGAAAAGGCGAAGAAATTACTGATTTACAAGCCAAAGAATACGGTATCGCTAAAGAAACAAAAGCTAAAAAAGCATCTGAAAATAAAGCCAAGTAGGTCGTAAATGGCAGACCAGTATGTTGATAAAGATGATGTTAAAAATAGAATTGGCTTATCTGGTTCTGGGCAAGACGATAATATTGATAATGCTATAAATGGTGCTAGTAGGCAAATAGACGCTATTTGTGGTAGATATTTTTATCAAGACGCTACTGCAAGAGTACAATATTATTCTGCAACAAATGATTATTTTTTAATTACAGATGATATATCCACAACTACAGGTTTAATAGTTGAATTAGACACTACTGATGACGGAACTTACGATAAAACACTTACACTTGAAACAGACTTTACACTTAAACCTTATAATCCAAAAATAAATAGAATTACAGATGGAACTACATACTATTGGCCTTATAACGAAATAGAAATATTAGCTACTAGAAGTAGTGAACGCTTTGATAGATTAATACAAAAAAATGTAAAGGTTACTGCTAAGTTTGGTTGGTCTAGCATACCAGACGCAGTTAAAGAGGCAACATTAATACAAGCTACTAGATTATGGAAAAGAAAAGACACTCCTTTTAATGTATACGGAAATGAACAAACAGGAACAATAGAACTTTTTAATAAAATGGACCCTGACGCTAAAGAGCTAATTAAGGGATATATTAAGAGAAAACTTTAATGACTTACCAATTCGCAGGTGGTAGAGAATTAGCCAAAAGATTAGAACTTAACGCATTGGCTGGAGTTGCATTACGAAACTTTTTTTCACGATATGGACAATTAGTAGTTACAACAGCTAAAAAAGAGGCACCAAGATTTAGTGGCGATTTAAGAGGAAGTTTAACTTTTAGACATGTACAAGGCATGGGTGGATTACCAGAGGGCATAGATGTTTTTTCTAGGGCAGACCACGCTTTATATGTACACGGATTTTTTGATGAGGATTTTAAACTTAAAAAGCCTTGGAGTAGAACTAAACCACATTGGCCTCCTACAAAAGCAATTAAACCTTGGGCAGACGCTAAAGGAATACCAGTATTTTTAGTCCAAAAATCTATAGCAGAAAAAGGAACACCAATTATTCCATTTTTTAAAATTGCTATTAAGAAAAATGAGGCAGAAAAAAAAGTATTATTAGCTGGTACAGGTCTTAAAATAGAGGCACAATGGAAGGCAAGTCGTAGATTACCGAAAGGAACATTAGGAAGTGGCTAGTTTAACTAATATAAGAACAGAATTAAAAAACAACTTAACAAATATTACTTCTTTATCTGTATATGCTTATGTACCAGATATGATTGAGCCACCTACTGCAATTGTTGGTGTTATGGACGCTATTGACTATGACGCTAGTATGCAAAGAGGTGCTGATAAATATGAAATACCAATCTATCTTTATGTATCAAGAGTAGACGCTCAAGATAGCCAAGATACATTAGACGGATATTTAGCAAGTTCTGGTGCTAGTAGTATTAAGGCACAAGTAGAAAGTGATAGTTCGTTGAATGGTGCGGCACAATCTGTTAGAGTAGTAAGTGCAAGTAATTATGGCGTCTATACAATTAACAATATAGATTATTTAGGCGTTGAATTTATAGTTGAGGTAATAGCATGAAATACGAAGTGCTAATAAATATAAAAGTAAAAGATAAAGAATTTGTAGCAGGTACTATTGTTACTAATAAAGATATTCCACAGAAAAGCCTTAAATGGCTACTTGAGGAAAAAATTATTGTTAAAGTAGATAAAGCGTACCAGCTAAATAAAATGCAAGAAATTGCTGGTAAACAAGAAGAAGAATAATGGGCTATGGAAAATATAGTTCTGGTGGAAAAAGAACACGCACCAATAGACGCAGAGGTAGAGGTAAAAGATAATGGCTTTTAAACATGGTAAAAATACAACAGTATTTATTAATGCAGTAGATTTTTCTACTTATTTTAATAATATTGATAGCACAAGAACAGCAGATGTAGCTGAAAGTACAACTTTTGGAAACAGTAGTAAAACTTATATAACTGGTAATAAAGACGGAACAATAACAATTACAGGTTTCTTTGACGCAACCTCAGATACCACTTTACAACCTCTTTTAGGTGGTGCTGACTGCGTTATAGCGTATGGTATAGACGGATTAGACGCAACCGACGGTACAACCTTTGGTAAAGGAAATATTGTTAACTATGGTGTTAGTTCGCCAGTTGGGGATATTGTAGCTACTTCAATAGATTTTCAAGCCGATAGTGGCTTATACAATGGAACAGTTTTAGAAAATGCAACATATACCAGCACCACTTCTGGTACTGCAAGAGATAATACAGTATCAACAGGAAATGGTGGTGGAGCTTTTCTAATAGTATCCGCAGCTAGTGGAACAAGTCCAACATTAGACGCTAAAATAACACATTCAGCTGATGATGTTACTTATGCAGACTTGGTAACTTTTACACAAGCAACAGGAACAACTGCTGAAGTAAAAACAGTAGCAAAAGATACAACAGTTAATAGATACTTAAAAGCAGAACTTACAGTTGGCGGTACTACACCTAGTTTTACTGCTATCATAGGTTTTGGAAGAAATAATTAATTATAAGGAGATAGTAAATGGCATTTACACACGGTAAAGATAGCGTATTTAAACTTGATAATTCAGGTGGAACACTTACAGATATATCTAGCTATGTAAATAATGTTGATTTTCCAGAAACAGCTGATGTTGCAGAAACAACTACGCTAGGCGACGGAAGTAAAACTTACATTGTAGGTCTTAAGGACGCTACATTATCCATTACTGGTCTTTGGGATAGCACATTAGACGGAATACTTGGTGCAGTTGTTGGGCAATCAGCAACTTTATCATTTGAATATTCGCCAGAGGGAACTACTGGTGGAAATATTAAGTATGAGGGCGAATGTATACTTACAAGCTATGCTCAATCAAGTCCAGTTGGCGATGTTGTAGGTTATTCAGCAGATTTTCAAGTAACTGGTGATGTTACAAGAGGAACTCACTAAATAAATTAAATTAAGGAACACAAAATGGATATTTTAAATTTAGAAAATATTAAAAATCTACCAGATGTGCCAGTAAAGGAAATAGAAATTCCAGAATGGAACGCAAAGGTAGTTGTAAAAGGCTTAACTAAAAAAATGCAAATTGAATTGGCTAGAATTTCACAAGCTGATGATAAAGACGCATTTGATTATCAAAGGGCATTATTAAAAGCTAGTCTTATAGAGCCAGTTTTAGATGATGAAACCTTAGAAGTTCTTTACGACAAAGACGCTACTGTTATTGATAAAATATTTGTAGAAATAGCTAATTTAAACGGTATTGGAGGGGATATTCAGACAGAAATGTCTGATGAATTTCAAGTCTAATCCAGATTTAGCATTTCAATTTCGTTTAGCTCGTGATTTATCCATGACAGTAGCTGAACTTCGGACTAAAATGTCAGCATACGAGTATTCACAATGGGTTACATACTATTTGTGGGAACAAGAGGAGCAAAATAAATCTATAGCTTTAGCACAAGCAGAGGCTAAAAAGAGGAAAAGATAAATGGGAAAAGGTGCAGACTTAATAATTAGGATTGCTACGAAAGGTACAAAACTTGCTCAAGCGCAATTAGCTGGTTTAGGCAAAGAGGGAACATTATTAAGTGGTAAATTTGCAAAATTAGCTAAAGTTGGTATTGGTGCTTTATCCTTAGCCGTTATTGGCGTAACAAAAACTATTATTGATAGTGTCCAAGCTTTTGCAGAGTTTGATGATAAATTAACACAATCATTAGCCATTATGGACACAACTGTTCAGCAACAGGAACAAATGGCTATGGCGGCTAGACAAGTAGCTACCGAAACAACAATATCAGCAAGTCAAAGTGCTGAGGCGTATTTCTTTTTAGCGTCAGCAGGTTTAAACGCAGAACAATCCATAGCGGCATTACCACAAGTTGCCAAGTTTGCACAAGCAGGTATGTTTGATATGGCTACTGCAACAGACTTAGCCACAGACGCACAATCTGCATTAGGATTAACTGTTAAAGACGCACAACAAAACTTAATGAACTTAACCAGAGTTACTGATGTATTGGTTAAGGCAAACACATTGGCTAACGCTACAGTTCAACAATTTTCAGAGGCATTAACTACCAAAGCAGGTGCGGCTTTAAAGGTAGTAAATAAAGATATAGAGGAAGGTGTTGCCGTATTAGCAGCTTTTGCCGATAGAGGTGTTAAAGGTGCAGAGGCAGGCGATAAATTAAACCAAGTTTTAAGAGATATACCTAGAGCAACTGCAAAGAATAAACAAGAGTTTGAGGCATTAGGACTAGAAATGTTTGACGCAGAGGGCAATATGAAAAATGTTGCTGATATTGTGGAGGAATTAGACAGAGTATTGAAACCTATGTCTGATGAAATGAAAGCGGCTACATTAGACCAATTAGGACTAAACAGAGGTGTTGCAGACGCAGTAAAAATATTAAGTGGTGCTACAGACCAAATAAGAAATTATGAAAATGAATTAAGAAATGCTGGTGGTACTACAGAGGCAATAGCAGAAAAACAATTAGAAAGTTTTAAGGCACAAGTTCAATTATTAAGAAACCAAATAGAAAATCTACAAATAACCATTGGTCAAGATATGGTACCTGCACTAACCGAATTTGTTAAACACTTACAAATAACAGTAGAAAGATTACAAAACTTTAAAAATAGAGTAGGCGAAGTTAGTAAAGCAGCTAAATTATTAGCAACAGTTTTGGCAGGTATGGTTGCAGCTGCATTTGGACCAGTAGGAATAGCAGTAGCAGGAGTTACTGCTGGTATTGTTGCTTTAACAAAATGGATTGGTAAAGGTAATCACAAATACGCAGAGGCAAAAGCTAAGGCAGACCAATTAACAGGAGCATATCAAAGACAACAATATTATTTAGGTTTCGTTGGAGAAAAAACACAGGAAGTTACTCAACAAACTGGAAGTTTAGATGATATTTTAGACGGAACAAATTATACAGTAGCCGAATTAAATAGGTTAATGAAAGAACATAATGTTACCTTAGATGATACTGCTAA